GAAGTGGCCGCTGGTTCGATGTGACCTTCCCCGCGAAAAGACAAGCATGACCGGCGGGAGTGCTTCGGCGAACAGCTCGCGGTTGAAGTGGTTGAAGATCGCTTGAAACGCTTCGATCTGCTCTTCGGTCGGTGTCGATGTCATGTCTTAGAGGGTAGATCTGTTTCGTACGAAACACAAGCGAGATTGCAAAGTGCTTGCTGGCACGGTGGTTGCTTGCCTGGCTGGCCCCTGCGTCGTCGACGATGCAGAGGCGAGGCGGCGGCTGTGGCGAGGCTGGGTTGGCTAGGTGGCGATGGCGAGGCGATGAGGTGGCGAGGCGGTGGCGAGGCGATGAAGTTGCGGCAGCCTGGGCGATACAGCCCCGTCGCTGTGACGTTGTCTGACGTGCCTTTGACGTTCTTTTCTAGCGAAACGTCATAGCTTTTATGGCTGCTTTTCAAGCACTTAGCTATTCAGTGACGTTTATGACGTTTACCCCCCTATAGGAAGTTTGGATTTTTTTTTATATTATAAGAGGCCCCCTGCCAGCCCCCCCACCCCTAGATAAAACGTCAAAACACCAACCCCGCGAAATCATTAGCGATAGTGTGCAAAACAGCCCTTCAGCATGCCGTGTCTAACGTCACTGTAGCCACGCCAACGCGGCGATGCGGTGAGGTCGTCGATTCGCCAACACCTTGTCAATGCCGCCAACTTGTCAACGATGTCGCACACAACCTCACAGCGCGGCATCCCCGACGACCTGTCTGTGTAATCGGATATTCACAGCGATTGCCTGGAATTGTGTAGTTATAGGCCCAACCAACCCAATCCGATAACTAAGAATCGAAGAGTTACGTGGACTTACAAATCAGATTGATTTTTGGCTTGTTTTGGTCCGAAAAGGTCTGTACCATACAGTATACCTCTTGGAGAAAACCAAATGACTCGGACCACACTGAAGCACCAAACCAAACTGATCACCCTGCTTGATCGCCATATCGCGACATGTACCGCTTTTCGCGATACGATATCAGAGGGTAACACAGACATCAGCGCCATGACAGCATCTATGTCGCAGATCCGTGACCACATCTCGCACCGTCAACGTCCCGCCACCGTCGAAAAGCTGCGAGCAGCACAGCTTATCGACTGGACTGCCGAAGCTGCCGACTGGCTGCGCGGCCAAGGGATCGATCCGGTCGTGCGCAAGAATCAGATCGTTTGGCGCGATGATGCCGGACACCTACACACGATTGTATTTGACTGGTATCCTGACAGTCCGTGCGTGCGTATGTACTACGACCATTACACAGGGTACGTTTTCGCCGCAGAAGCGCGGAGGCTGGGGCTAGCAGAGTACAACCTGCGCGGGTACACATCAGTAGCACCCCACCCCCCAGGTATCGAGCTGACCACGCTGCCCGCCGAAATGTCCAAAGTCATCGTGTGGGCGTTGTCGGGGCGTGGGGGTGATGCCCCCTGCGAGTGGGATAAGTATGGTGATCGCAATATCTGGTCGACCGCCGCAGTCACCGCATACCGCGCCGGGAGGCGGAAGATGCAGCCCACGATTCCCAGCTCAAACACCTCGTCGCCTCGTCAGGAGCCCACCTCGTAAGGCGCGGTTGCCGAGATCCCTTCGCTCCCTTCGCCTAGCTGTCGGGGTCGCAAGGCCCCCACTACCTTGACTTGAGGATTTACATCATGACCCCCGATTACACGAAAGCCCTGATTGACTCGCTATCCCCGCCGCACACCGTAACAATCGACTATGTCGATTTTTCGACGAGGAACGCGAAGCTTGGTGCGCCGGTCAGCCGAATGGACTGGCAATATTTTGTTGGTCAGCGTCGCAGCTACGCATCTATGCCCTTCGGCGGGGGCAAGGCTGACTTGCCTGCACAGATGGGAGCACTAGCCAACTATGACGACGACGAGCCCACGCTTTGCCGCAAGCGAGAGGAAGACATCCAGGGGCAGACTTGGCTCTTTATCGACTGTGACAACGGCGGCAACTGGGCGAAGCTTCTAGCGACGCTCAAGGCCAACAACATCGCATACCTCTTGACGGAGTCGGCCAGTAGCCGAGTCAAGGATGCCACGATCAGGTGGCACCTATTCCTACCTCTAGCTCAGATCGTGATCTACCCATCGACCTGCCCCCTCGAATCACGCAAGGCTTGGTGGAAGGGCGCAGTGAGGGCAGCGAAAGAGGCGATCTGGGCGATTGGCGGCATCGAGGGAAAGGACGATGAGAGCTGCGACAACATCAACCGCATCGCGTACGTGCCGCGTCTTCTGCCGGGGCGCGAAAGCTCGGTGTTCATCGCGGCCTCGACTGACACCCAGGAAGAGAACAGGTGCATCGACCTTGCAGCGTTTCTGCGCGGCATCGGCTACGCCTCGCCGGAGCCGCCAAAAGACAACGTCCCGGCGGGACGTAGCGACCGTGACCCGGTAGCGTCGTCGGCTCAGGGCGACCCGGCGTCATCAGCGGAGTCGAGCGCCCTCGCCTCGTCGTCAACGACACCGGGCGAGACGACCGGGACGCTGCTTTACAAAGTCTTTGCCCACACCGGGCGAATCCTGCAAAAGAGCAGTGATGGTCGAATTCCTGTCAAGTGCCCCTGGGAGTCAGAGCACTCGGGAGCAGGAAGCTTGACCTCGACCGTAATCTTCGTTCGGGGTGAAGGTGGCTTCGAGTGCAAGCACATGCACTGCGAGCATCGACAAGCAGCCGAGGTGCTGCGCTGGGGGCGCATGGCAGGCGTACCGCTGCCGGATCGCACCCCACTGGGTGCCAGCGTCGTCGAGGCGATCGAGGCCGTGATGACGCCAGAGGCAGAGGCAGAGGTGGCGGCTGCCGTGGCAGCGGTCGCGGTAGCCCCAGTCGCGGTAGCCCCGGTAGCTATCGCGCATGCGGGGGTTGAGCCGTCGGCGGCGGTCGTGGCGGCTGCCGAGCCTGCGGTTGGGCCTTCGGCGACCCCAATTGCGACCAGCTTTTTCCTTGCCCCCGCAAAAAGCGCTCCCCCGCCTACGACGGCGCATCAGGTGCCTACGTTTCCCCTGCCGTCAGAGCGCCTGAAGATCCAAGTTACGATGGATGTGGCTGGCATGCGCGACGATGCCATCAAAGCGATCAGCAAGCACCCCTTCATCGTCGTCGCCTATAAGCAAGGGACGCCGATGCTTTGCGACTTGATCGAGCATGCAGACGTGACGGGACAGCGTGCATTTGTCGTGCGCAAGCTGGGTGCGGCGCATCTGAAGGCGGAACTCTGCCGGGTGTCGACATGGTTTAAGCGAGACAAGGACGAGGCACACTGGGTCAAGCCCGACGCCGACGCGATCAGCGCCGTGCTTACCGTCGGTAGTTGGCCGTCGCTGCGCCGAATCCGGGGCATCGTTGGGACGCCAGTTTTTCGACAGGGAGGTACGCTGATCCAGACGCCAGGGCACGACGCGGCAAGCGGTATCTTTTACGACGCGACGCAGTGTGAGTTTCTGACCGCCGACGGCGAGCGCAAAATGGGCCTCCGCCGGATCTCAGAAGACCCCGGCGTGGCGGACTGCCAGCACGCACTGGCACGGTTGCGCTATGTGATCAAAGACTTTCCCTGTAAAGAGCCCGACCTCGCCGTCTCGGTGTGGCTATCGGCGATCTTCACGAAGCTGCTGCGCTTCGCGTTTTCAGGCAACGTCCCGCTCTTCGCCGTCACCGCAGGTGCTTCTGGCAGCGGCAAGGGCAAGCTGGCCTTTACAGCGGCGATCATCGCAAGTGGCAAGGGGGCTGAAACGATCTCAGGACACCTCGCAGGCGAGAGCGAGGGGGCTGAGCTTGAACGCGAGATCGGGACGCACTTGGGGGGCGGTGACAGCGGCATCCTGTGTATCGACAACGTCAAGCGGGGCATCATCGTCGGCGGACCCGTGCTTGAGGCGTACATGACGACGCCGACTTTCACAACCCGGCGCATCGGCACCAGCGATAAGATCAAGCAGGAGAAGAGTGGTTACACCGATCTGCAAATGTGGGTGACGGGCAACGATCTACAGCTCTCCGCAGACATGACCCGACGATCGCTGATCATCGCGATCGAAGACCTCAGCGGCGATCCCACGGCAAGGGCAGTGACAGAGACTAACCTCGAAGACTGGACTCGTGCGAATCGGCATGAGCTGTTGGCCCACGCTCTCACGCTGCTGTCGGGCTTCTTCGCCGCCCGCCGCAAGGGGTGGAAGGCCAGCCTACCCGAGTTCGCCAGCTTCGAGGCATGGTCGATCGTCCGCCAAGCTGTCGTGTGGTGTGGGCTGCCTGACCCGTTCCTTGCCCGTGGCAAGGCTGCCATGTCGCCGGAGGACATCGCCTTCGCCCAGCTCGCCGCGCACCTGCACGCGATGGTCGGCACGGAGGCGACGCTGAAGGGGCGGCTGGATGCACGGCTTGTCGCCGACGCGAAAGCCAAAAAACCGCAGCACACCACGTTCCGCACATGGCTCGACGACAAGGGAATCAAGATCGGCTCGCAGGGCAGGTCAATCGGCTGGGCGCTCAAGCAGCATGTCGGCAAGGTCGTCACACTGCCTTCGGGCAAGTTTCAGCTTCACCTCCGAGATTCAGCGGCAGGTAGCGTCGTCCAACTCGTCCCCGTCTAGCCCCTCGCCGCCTCGCCATCACGCCACCTCGCCGTCATCCCCTCGTCGCTGCCTCGTCGCCAAATTTTTCGCTTTTTTCTTGCGGCGACCCCCGTTTTGGGGCAGTCCGATCCTACCTTACCTCATGAGCAAACAAATCCCGATCGCCTCAGTAGCCTTCTTTCGCAAGTGGCAGCTCGCCCACCGCAAGCTGACCGGCAAAATGCACAACATTCGACATGCAAGCATGGCCAGGATTCTCGCACTGACGGACATGACGCCTGAGCAAGTCGCCGTCGTGACCGCCCACCATGCCCGAGGGGACGAAGCTATGACCCGCGTGACTCTGCCACCTCGTGAGCATCAGCGCGGGGCCTACCCACAGGCGTTATACAGCGAATACGCGCAAAAGCTGCTGGATGGTGGCCACGCTTACCGCTGCTTCTGCACCGAGGACGAGCGCAAAGCCCGTCGCAAGACCCTATCAGCAGCCTACGACCGTCACTGCCGCGCGTCACGAGATGGGGTTGCAGCCAGGATCGCGGCGGGTGACAAGCACGTCGTGCGCTTTGCTGCGCCAACCGAGGGAGAGACGATGTTTTGCGACGGTGTCTACGGCGATGTTGTCGTCGACAACGAGACGCTTGATGACGCCGTGATCGTCAAGGCTGACGGCAAGGCGTCGCACATCTTGACCAATGTAGTCGACGACCACCTGAACGGCGTAAGCCATGCAGTCCGCTACGAGCACTGGATCATCAACGTCCCGGTGCAGATCCACCTCTACGCTGCGCTTGGATGGCAGGCTCCAAAGTTCAGCCACGTCAAGACCGAGACTCTTGCCGACGTGATTGCGTCGGATGTCCGGTTTTACCTCTTTGCCGACGCGCTGGCACTCGCCGAAGGCAAGACGACCGCCCCTCCCAAAATAGAGACGACGATGAACAACATCACTCTGCGCGGTGAGTTTGGGCGCACCCTCTCGATCAGCATTCTTGGATACTTGTATGAGCGCCCACTGGACCCGATGGATGCTTGCTGGCTGCGCGCTGCGATCAATGCGGACCTTGGAGCTTTTCAAGGTCGGATTGATGCAACCCTGAGCACCTACGATCTGACGAAACTTCTGGGTGTTCTTGAAAGGACCTGTGCTGACGCAGCTAGCGTGGAGTCATTTCAAGCGGACGAGGAAGCGCTTACGCTTCGGCTGGAACAAGATCAGGCCGGGCGGACAGAGCTTACAGGAGTGCTACGCGGCGATGAAGGGATTGCGCTGTCTTTCTGCTTGAAGGGCGACCGTACGTTCTTTCAGGAGACGCTAACGGAACTGCGTCGCGTCATCCAAGCATTCCCGACCAAGCGCGAGGGGTGATGGATGGCGGTGCAGGAGTTGCCTCCGTCGTGTGGCGCTTTACCCGCCCTCGCCTCGTCGCTGCCTCGTCGACATTTTTTTCGCATTTTTCTTGCAGCGACCCCGACGAAGAGGCAAAACGTAACCTACCTTACCCCATGGACAAACAGATCAGGATCTCGCCGGGCCGACGGCAAGACGACGACGATCCCACAGCCGGGCGTAAGTTCCGGCTCGCATGCGAGCTGCGAGCGCTGGTGGAGGCGTGGCAACTAGCCGTCACCGAGCACTGGCCATCGGGCGCGACCCTGGATGACAACCCCCTCACGAAAGAAGCGTAAAACAATGAAAACTCTACTTTTCTTCATCGCCGCCCAACTTGCTGGCAACGGCATCTCTCTGCTCATCGCCGCTTCGCTGGCCCACTTGCTTCGGCGTCGCCTCCGGCGCGAGTTGGGCGGCTACACGGCAGAGCTGAAGCCGTGCTGAGCGTCGCGTGCTGCCTCGTCGTTATGGCCTTCTTCTCGTGGCTCTCAAACCCACCGACGGCAGGGGGATGACGAGCGATGAGAAGCCTATTGCATTTTTTTTGATCTGACGCGATGATCTGGGCAGGAGGACATCATGACCGCGCAGATCATCGCCACCCGCCCCGCCTTGCTCGTCGCCTTGCTCGCCCTCGTCGTCGCCACTCTCGTCGCCTGTGACGGAAAAGGCGTCGACGTGGCTGTCGTCGGCATCCCCGACGGTGCTACTGTTTCCGTCGATGCGCTGCCGTGGGACACCGCAGCAGCACCGTCGAGGGTCTATCGCTACGCTGGTGTGGGCTACGCCCGCCTCCTCGGCCTCGCCGTAGCGCCTTCATACTCCGCAACAGCACGACGGGGCGACGGATGCTCGGTGGCAGTGGGGTCAGTGGAATATTCGGGCGAGGATGAGGTCCGCATCGACCTCCATGCGGTCGATGGGTGTGGCAAGCCAGCGACGCCGGTTGAGCCGCAGCCGATTGCGCCAACTCCTACGCCGCAGCCACAGCCGCAACCCATGCCCATGCCTTCGCCACAGCCCGCACCAGACGCAGACCGGGACGGTGTTGCCGATGCACAAGACCTCTGCCCGCTCATCGCTGGCAGCGCCACCAACACGTCCCGGCCTGGCTGCCCGACGAAGACGATCGCCGCGACGCTGGTGCCGATGGCCAAAGGCGGCATGCAGACAGCGACGGGATACGACTTCACCGTCTCGACATCGCCTCAGTATCTTGATTTCCTCGTCATCCTCCCACCCGAGGCAGCTACGGCACGTCAGGTCAGCGTCAGCTACACCCTGTCGGCCAAGGCTCAGTGGGCTCCGTCGTCATCGTTTTGCGCCGCGCAAGGGCTCAGCGGTCGCCACCACATCGGCACGGGCGTACCGGGTACGCAAAACTACTGCATCGTCTATGGCCACCGCACCGGCTTGGCGACGATGACGATGCAGCCCGGCGAGTTCATCGTCGAGTCACCCCGTCCCGCTGGCGATGCGCCAACGCAAATCAAGGCGACGACAACGCAGCAAGGGCTTGTGGATGCCCGCGCACAGAACACCCTACGTCTACTACTCGCCGGCACGGTGTCGGTGAGTGATCTCGTCGCGACAGCGACGGCAACTATGGAGTGGTAATCATGAAGATCAAGGCATTCTCCCCATCACTAAACGGATACCAGCGCAGAGCCAAGCTAACAACGGGCCACTCTGCAAGCAGTTACGGCCAGCCCGTCCTCGTCAGGGACGATGGAGAGGCCCTAGGGCCAGGCTTCTGGCAGATTATCGGATTGTGACCGCCACGCCGAAGGAACGGCAGGCGCTTGCGACAGCAGGCTTCATCCTGCCGGATGCTCCCTCTGCCTGACCTCCAGCCCTTAACCTTGGAGTATTGACCATGACCCGCCTTGCTCTCAGCTCGCTGCTCACTCTCGTCGCCGCCTGCACCCCCGTGCCGTCTGCGACGATCGCCCCCGATGCCTCCGTCACAATCCCCGACGGCGCAACGACGGCCCCGACCTAGCGCCGCCAATCCCGCTTGGTTCCCGTATGCAAGAGCTTGCAAAGCAGGTAGCAGACGATTGGCGACCCCAACTGATCAACCTGGGGTGTTCTCACTGCAAAACCCCCAAGGCCAGATCCCCCCGTCCTCAACCCCCAAGCCGCAATCCTCGTGAGTAGTGCCGGGCATTCATAATGCCCCCTGACATGCTCCCTATCGCACGGCAGCCCCAGCTTCGCGCACAGCCACTTGACCAGCGCCGCGCTAGCCACGATCTGCGCCTCGGTCGGCATCAGGCCGGGATCAGTCTCCGCGTCGGCGTCCCCGTCGCATTCGACAAGCTTCCGCCTCGTCTCCCTCGACAGCTTCGCCCAGCCACGCAGCTCGCCGGGCGTCCGCGCTACATGCTCGATGCCTACGCTCTCACGATTCCACCCTGACGCATGCCACGCCGCCCGGTCTAGCTGGACGAGCTGCACCACCGTCCCGTCCCTGCCCACGACGAAATGTGGGCTTGCCTGCGTCTCGGTACGTTGGAATCGCTCGACGCAATTGCGTAGTGAAGGTCCGCCATCCGTCACATGAATCACGATCTTGTCGACGACAGCACCTTTTCGGCTTGAATGATTCGGGCTCGGCGACCAAGTCGAGCCAGGGTACTCAGCTTCCATCGTCGCCTCCTAGTTCGGCAGCTTCGGCAGTTCGGGCTTCGGTGTCGGCTGCACCGGCAGCGGTGGCTCGGCCAGCTCGGCCAGCTCCGCCTTGATCGATGCCAAATCGTCACCGATGGCCTTGATCTCAGCCTCACCACGCGGCAACTCCTCAGTCGCCCGCGCCTGTTGTCGCGCCTTGATCGTAGCCCCCACCGACGCCAAAAACTCAACAATCAGCGTAATCAGCGACGACATCACTTCACCCCCGCGCAAATCGCATCAGAAACGGATACAAGCCCTTTGGCTACCGCCCCGCTTGCCGGTGTACTAGTTCCCGCCTTTGTGGCTTCCTGGTGCGATTGGATGGCCTTTGCGGCATCCTGGACAGCCTGGGCACAGTCCAGCGCCTTGCGGCACACAACGTCCCGGCCTGATGCCGGTGCAGAGACGCACGCCACCTTGGCGCGGTCAGCGAGTCCGCGCAGCCGCACGATGTCAGCCAAACCAGGACCACATGCAGCGACAGCGAAGCTTAGAAAAACAGCCAGAAGTCGACGCATCACAGCACCTCACAAAGATCAAGGCGTGGGCTGTCGCACGGTCGCGTCGCCACCGAGGCCAGGCCGTACGGCAGCGACGACAGCGGCTTACGGGCAATCTCTGTCTCGTCGACAGCGCGACGGCTGCGCATGCAGCACTTCTGGGGGCCACAGCAATATTCCTCTTCGCTACAGTTCACCTCGTCGCACTCGTTTTTATTCGTCGTCGGCACGATAGCGGGACGTTGCAGCCGCGCTACCACCGCGCCGCCGCCGAAGCCGATGCCGAAGCTGAGTAGCAGCACCAACGCGACAGCACCGATTTTGGTAGCGATGGAGCGCAGTAGTGTGTGGCTGTCCTGCACCCGCTCGTCCAAACGTTCAACCCGACCCTCGATGCGCTCAACCAGGGCTGCGTGCTGTACTCGGGCCAGCTCCCGAGCCGCGCTGATATCCTCAGCAGCCTCGACGCCGCGCTTGGCTAGCGCCTCGCTCATATGCAGCCGCGACGCCGCCAGCTCCTCGCGAATCGCTGGTAGGGCAAACTTGATCGCTACCCACACAATCAGCCCCGCCGTGGCGATCGGAGTTACAGCTACGGCGAAGGCCAACCACAGATTTGGCTTATTTTCCAGAGCAGTTCGTACCGTCTCGACGGTGGTAGGTTCAACCATGACTAATCCCTCCACGCCCGCGCCTTGACACGCACGGTGCAGCTCGTCGTCGCTGTCTTCCACTGGATGGCGTACCCGCCGAAGCCGGGGATCGTCAGCTCACCCGCGCACGTCTCTGGCCCACCCGTTGCGTCACGGCTGGCGGTGATTGCGCGGGGTATCGTCGACGTGTCGCCGCTGTAGCTGACCATCAGGTCGCAGTCAGCGACGGCTGACGTATTGTGCAAGAAACCATGCACGTCAATCTCGGCGCACCAAAACGGGGCAGCCCCGGTCGCGTGCGTAGTGGCCGTCTGCCAGGTGATCGCCCCCGCAGCGCCGCCGCCACCCGAGCCGACGATGTAAATGTCGTCCAGCCAAGTCACGACGCCATCGCGAGCCGAAAACCGCTGAATGAAACCGCCCGCGTCGACGAAGAACGCCGTCACGTATCTGCGTGTGAAGTCCCCCGCTTTGACGTTCGGAAACGGCAGCGACGAGACACCGTCAGGTGTCAGGATGCTCGGATTCGTCGACGGCTCGACGACGATGGACTGCACGCCATTGCTACATCGAGCGTAGACCACATGCCAAGCGCTGTTCGTAAAGCTGCCGCCGCTGACGTTCGATGCGTTGATCGTCATGTACGGGAACGCGACGTAGGTCCACTTGCCGCTGACAGCGTCGAGGATGTGCATCGGCGCAATCTGGCCGTAGACATTGACTTGATCGAGGCAGTACAGCGAAAAGCAGGGCCGGGCCAGCGCCGTCACCCAGCTATTCGCGCCGATGCTCGCCTGCCAGTCGTTGAGGTCGGAAGCTTTGATCTTCGGGGTCGCCGAGGGCGTATACGTGCGCCATGGCGTGAATGGGGTCGTCATGATCGTAAGGGTAGGGACGACTAGGCGACGGGGATGCAGGCGTCTGGGGTTGCGTTGTCCTCGGGGATCGCCCCGTGGTCCGTCGGGCCAAGCAGCGCCGACTGATAGATCACACCATCCAGCCGCGTCGCGTAGCGAATCGAGAGCATCGCGTCCTGTGCCGCTGTCACGTCAACAGCGGGGCCGACCAGTGCTGCGTCGACGATGACGCCGTACTCAAACTTGGCCAGTGACGATGCTCTGCCCACACCCTCGACGAATAACCACGCATCGTCGACGCTCCCCGTCCCCGACTCAGACCACACCGACAGTGACCACTTGCCCAGCACGCGGGGGGCGCGGATCGTCGGGAAGTGCAGTCGCACGGTCTGCGCCACGGCAGCGCCGCGACCGAAAAGGCCAGAGGGCAGCGTCACATACGCCCCGTTGGGGGCGTAGAGACGCCCGATGAGCTTTGAGAGGTCGCCGTGTGTCAGTGTCACGTCAACCTGTGCCCCCGCGCTGCTGACCGGCCCGTCGTTATTGACCCAAAAATCGACATCTTGCAGAATGACAACCCCAAAGGAGCCGCTGCCGAGGCTGCCTTGACGGTACGTGTGTTGCGTGCGCTGCTCATCGGCGTCAGGCTCGATGACTTCGACATCTGCGGCTGCCATGTCCAGACACGGCGCGACGACGGCGCGGATCTTTGCCAGCGTCATCGCCCCACGCAGCCGCAGTCGAGAAACGACTTGATTGCGTCGCTGCCCCAACGTCCCGGTCAGGGTCGTCCTCGTCTCGGCGAGGCCGAGATTGCCTTCCCACTCAACAAGCCTCGTCTCACCACACGTCAGCGGGCAGGAGTCAAGGCCAATTTGATCGACCGTGGCGACCACCGTCTCGGCGATGACCTCGGCATCGTGGTCGATGAGTCCGCCGAAGATGCCGCCGTCGACGGCGATGACAGCCTCTAGGCCGGGCGGGAATGCTGACGCAAGCTCGTCGCGTACGTCTTGCTTGGTTAGGCTTGCCATGGGTTAGCCTCCGAGGATCAGGACTGACGCCAGCTCGGGTATCTGCGGGCCTTGACCGGGCGTAGCGTCGAGCATCTGCACATCTGCCGTCGCAGGCGTCCCCGCCCCGACGGCGAAGGTGACGCCGAGCACTGACGAAGGGTCTGCGCCTGCATTCGGCAAGACGGCGAGCACACGGCGACCGTCGGACGCCGTCGCATTCAGAGCGGCTTGGCAGATGCCCGCGACTGACACCACGTCGACCCATGAATCCGACGGATCGAGGTATCCCGCAAGCCGCGACGGCCCGATGCTGTCGATGTAGTTTTGAACCGCGAGGGCGACGGGCAACACCGCGCCGCCAGCCTGATACATCTTGGTAGGCGTTCCACTGATTGTCGTGTCGACAGTGAGCGTCGCTTGGCCCGGTCCCGGCGAGTTGTCGACATAGGACAGCACCCGGACCACCTGCGGCACAGGGGTAGCGCCGACGAGCTGGACACGAGGCTTTTTGCCGTTGTCGACGGCGGCGGCAAGCGTAAACGGTGTAACCGCGTTCAGTACAAGCGTAGTCGACGCTGCCGAGACGACAGCGGTGGACAGGTTGGTATACCACCAGTCCCACGTAAACGCCGCGCCGGGACGGATGTAGATGACGATGGACAGCTTCTCGCCGCTCGGCATGTAGGGGCGATAGACCGTGATGGAGTCGGTGGCGATCCGCTTGCCGTCGATATACGTCTGGATCTGCGCCGCTTTCGTCGCGCCGGGGTCGCGTCCGCTGCCGCTGCCAGCAAGCAGAGCTACAACACCACACGTCCCGAGGCCGTCGCGAAGGGGCAGAGCGAAAGCGCGAACCACGCCGATGCTGCGTCCCTCGCTGTCGGTCGACTCCTCCGCCCAGCGCCGGATATCGGCAGGCGTTCCCCCTTGGACCGGGTAGCGGAGGTAGTCGAGGATGCGCTGGGCAAGGCTGATGTCTGACTCAACATCGTACCCGTCGGACGTTGCCCCGGTCATATAGACATAGGGCGCAACACCGACGGGCGGCGACTGCCACTTGAGCCGCGTACCGACCGCCAAATTCCCCGCGCTTCCTGTCGTCACGGCGTCGACAACGATAGAGATGTTGCCGCTGATGTCGACGACAACGCCGGTACGAAGTTGTAAAAGCACTGTCCCCGACGGATCTGACAAGACAGCCCCAGAGCTGATCGGCGTACCCGGTACGCTTCCGGTCCCCGTCGCCGTGCCACCTGTCGCTGACACCGCCCCATTGCGACCGTAGCCACCTAGATTCGACGGGACGCCAATGGTGTAGGCCCAATTTTCGAGGGCTGCCGAGCTGGTCTGAGTCGTCGGCACACCGTCGACGTAGGTGACGACAGGCAGGCTGTCGCGCTGATACTGCTCAGCCGAGGCGAGGACTTGTGCCAAAAGCTGCGCCAAGGACCGCGCACGCTGACCCGCATACGACGACTGACCGACAGGCAGCGCTGCGAGTTTGGGCTGCCGCGCAAAGGCCGCGATGCCGATTTCTAAGATTTCGTCTTCAGAGAGGGCCATGGTGCTCCTAGAGCGAGAAAGAAGCGGACTTGCTGCCCGCCGCTGTCTGGTAGTTGAGAAGCAGCGCCCACCGCAGCCCGACACGCCGAGCGTCGGCGCTGCCGCCCGTGACATAGCCCTCGGTCTTCGCCATCGCTAGGGCCTGTGTCGCCGCCGCCGCAAACTGCGACGCCGTCGCGTAGTTGCTGTTTCGCGTCTGTAGCAGCGTCGTGCCGTAACCTGCGTCCCAACGCCATTCTCCGCGCTTGGCGACGAGGCAGCTAATCACCGGATAAGCTGCCCCCTCGTCAAACGCCAAGTCGCCGTCGGGGCCGATTGTGAAGTCGTAAAGCCCTGTCGCAGCGTCGCGGACTAGGGTGTGGTCGAGCATCACTTGCAAGGGTAGGCTTACGAGCCGATGTCGACGACGCTTGACCCCTCTGTGACGGTGATCTTCTGGTAGTAGCTCCCCACCGCCCCGGCGATAGGCGTCACGAAAGGAGGCCCCGGCTGAACAGACGACCAGTTTACCGACGTCACGACAGGGACGCCTGACACATTCGCGACGACGACGAGCAAGTATCCACAAGCATCGGTCTTCCGTGCGGCGGGCTGCGTGTGGGTGTCACAGACGGTGATCTTGCTTCCCGCCTTGGGCGTGATGATCACGTTCCCATTCTTGTCAAGCAAAATTTTCTGCCCGAACTTGGAATAGACCGCCACCTCGCCCTTTTTGAGTGCTGGCCGTGTCCCCGGCAGCTCGGTCGCCACTACCGCGCCATTCGCGCTGCCACCGTTGACAGCGACGACGACGGCTTCTGCGCCTTCCGGGACGTGTGAGGCGATGCCGTAGTGCTGATAGATCCGCGCCGTGTAGCTGCCCTCCTCCTCGCCAGCCTCGCTGCCCCAGCCTTCGACCTCGATGTGGCCGTCAGCCGATGGCGTAGCGATGAGGGTGCGACGGACAATACTGGCCAGGTAGTTGCGCAAAAAATCAATGAGGGCTCGACGGGTCAGCATACCTGTCAGGGTAGGGCGTGAAATTTGAGGCCGCTTGGTCTGCTTCGTACGAAACAGACCCTAGCGCGGCCCGGTCGGCGGCTTCGTCGCGGCGGCGAAGCTACGAGGTGATGGGATTTCACCCCATGCCGCCGACAGCAGCCCCGGCAAGCGGCACGTTAGGCGACAGGTGTCGCCCTTGTCTTTCGCCGTCACAGCGTTGACGGCGCTGATGTAGAGCGACTGCGAGATGCCGTTGATCTCGTCAACCACGTCGACGAGCTGATCCGACTCCCACCACGTCCCGTTTTGATGCCAGTCGTCGACTTCGTACGTGACGGTCCAGGCGTCGTAAAGCTCCTTCTTTGCCCGCCAATCAGCCATCTTTTTGGCGAACTCAGCCGTCTGCATTTCTGAGTCTGCAAAAGTCAGGCGTCTCGGGAACGGCAAGGCGTCGGGCTTGCGGACGGTGCCGCGCCGCTTCTGGGCATTCGGGTCGGTCGAATTAAGCAGCGGCGTCCCGATGACCTCGCCGATGCAGATCACGTCGGTATAGACCTTGTCCGCCGTCGAGGCCGTCTCGAAGCTCATCACGTTACTCTCACGTCCCGTGAGACGGATTGTGTACGCAGGCTTGCGACTATAATCAGGCAACCACGCTTGCAAGTACCCATCGACGCTGACGCCGACGAGGAGGTTGAGTCTTCGCGCGTAGGTGGTCAGAATGTCGAGGTAGCTCTCGCCCGGCTGCACCTGGATCGGCATGATGGGCGTGTAGAGGGCTTGCCCCTGCGCAGCACCGCCCGCAGCTTGAAACCCAGCCATGCCGAGTTTTAGGCGGCGGTTGATGTTGTTGTCGAAGCGCAGTCCTCGAAAGATCCCCTTCGGGATAAACTTCCCCGTCGTCACGTCGAAGATGTCGCGGTACGTCCCTGACTTGAGGCGGTACCAGAGCGGGGCACAGTCGGTGAGACGGTAGCCCCGATCAGCGATGGCCAGCTTGATATCAACACCGCCACGACTGCCGCTGACTTTGATGTCCTTGACGTAGCCACTAAAGCGTTGCGCTTCAGCGCCGCCATTGACCGCCGGGTGGGCTGTGAAGATGCTCGCCTCTTGACCGAGACGCAGCCAAGCAATCATCGCCGCCGGGTTGCGCGGCGACAGGGTGACGTTGCAGAGGTCAGGGCACTGGTTTACGTCGCTGCTGTAGTCGAGTGCCGACACCTCGGTCACGTCTTTGCCGTCGATGACCAAGCGAACTACTGCGCCGATTCTGTCTGCCACGCTGGGTAGGGTAGGCAGCGACGGGGCGTTACCAGCTCCCCGACTGATTTGTGTCTCGGTAGGTGGGCTTGCTCAGCTCGCTGGCGATGGCGCTGGCGATCTGTTTGGGCTGCTTTTCAAGCGCCGCGACGACATCCTTGTTGCTCGTCGCCGTCGCCTGGGCTGCCGCCGGGGGCTGCGCCTTGTCGACGCCGCCTAGCCATTTCGGCATGTGCTCCCAGACGTTGATCCCCTTTTCAGCGACAGCGTGGCCGATGCCTACACCAGCCGTAGCCCCAGCACCCAGCAAACCGACGACCTTCCCCGCGCGAGGGTCGATCTCATTCGCGATGTCGTGGGCCATCTTGCTGTATGCAGCTACACGCCCCGTCTGCGCCGCGCCCTTCGCCCCGAGCCCTGCGACAGCCGCATCGCTGACACGAAGACCCAGCTCAGCACCCTCCCGCCCCGCTGCCTCGGTGTCGATGTCACGGACCTCTCGCTGACCGACCTTCGTCCGCTGGTAGTCACCGAAAGCTACGCCGAGAGCGCCCTGATTGCGTGCGCCCTGTGCTGTACGATCGGCTTCGGCGAAGTCGGTACGGCCCAGCATGTCGCCGAGCTTTGTGCCGAAGCTAAACTGCATGTTTCGCCGTCGCGTGTCGGGGTCAGACCACTTCGCCTTGCTGGCTGCCTGCACGTCCCGCAGCACGGCGAGCGGGTCGACGATCTTGCCCGTCTTGTCGTCGGTGATTTTGCGACCAAGTAAACGCTCTATGTCCTGGCTGTGCGACTGCACTTCGCCGATCGCCATCGCCGCAGCCTCGCGAGCGCGGGCAGGCGACAGACCCTTACCGGCGGCGGCAACGAGGGCGATCAGTCGCGTCCGCGCTTCCTCCGACTCGGTGCTGATTTCGCCAAGCTGAGGCCCAAGCGCCGACAGCGTGTCGAGCAGTGCCGTGGGTCCGCCTACGGCCCCGAGTTTGTTCGCGATGTCCTCAACCTTCCCGAGTGCCGCCGTCGTGTCGCCAACATAACCGAGATTGTTGCGGAGCGTCTCGCCCCACATCAGCGCCTTGTTTGTCTCAGCGCCCCATGCCTTCGTCGCCTTAACAAGCCCCTCGATCGCGTCAGCGCTGCCCGCCGCATCGTAGGTCACGTCGCCAAGCGTTGACGCGAGCTGCGCTACAGTCGACGCTGACACACCCGTCGCCTTCTCGATGTCGAGAAAGCGCTTCTTCACATCCTCACCAGCCGCGCCAAAAGTCTGCGCCATGCGCTGCGCCGTCGCGTCGAGATATTTGACTTGGTCGACGGACTTGGCGAAGTTCATCTTGGGAATCAGGTTGATCGTCTCACCAACGGACCACGCAACGCGCCCAAGCGCGGCAGACATCTTGCCAAAGCCTTGGGCGCTGCTGTTGCCGGTGTCCTCAGACTTCTTTTTGATGTCGTCGAGACTCTGCTGTACTTGCTTTGCCCCGACGACGACGCCGTTCGCATCAAAGTCAACAGCAATAATAGCGGTCTTGTCAGCCATTAGGTCACACTCCGAAGCTGTTGCTTGATCAAGTCAGGCGATGGCAGGCGCAGCACAGCCCCTTGCGGGATGGCATGAGGCGTCGGAATGCGGTTTAGAGCTAGAATCTGCGCGTCAAGCGCCCGACTGCCACCACCGTAAACCGTTGCAATGAGACGAGAAAGCGACGTGCGGCTCTGCACGCTGTAAGCAATGGTTGTCGGCGTCCCGGCGACAGCGCGATCGTAGGCTTGCCGGGCGTATCGGTACGCGAGTAGGGCAGCAATACGAACCGACAGCGGTGCAGATGACCGAATCAGTGCTTCGGAAGCCGTGAACGCATTCGCCACCGCAGCTTCCAGCTCGGTAAGCGGAGCCATCTCGGTCTGGACCGCGCTGGATGCGATCAGAATCGCGCTACAAGCCGTTTCAAGGGTCTGGGCATGTCCTAGCACTACCTGCCCTGCGTTCGCGGCTCCTAGCGTGGCCTGTTTCGATTTCTCAATGGCAGCCGTAGCGGCGGCCACAGGCGATGCCGATGGGATGTTTTTGATAAAGTCGTCAGCGAGTCTCAGTTGGTAGTCGATCGCGTCGGTGGCTTCGCCCGTGTTCTCGTTGAAAGTGAGGCTTTCGACGACAGCATCGAGGCTGCCGAGACGAGGATGCGTCAGCGTCCCGAAGGGATCGGCGAGGACTGTGTCGGCGATTAGCCTGATCCGTCGCTCCACGTCGGCGGTGCGCTCGTCAGCCGTCGCACCGTGTCCCACGCAGACGCATGAAAACGTGTACTTTCGCGGCGGTGCCCCGGTCCACTGATGGACAGCGCCAGACTGTTTCAAAAATTGTCGCTCGGCCACGCCCGTCTGAGCATCGACGCTATAGTTGGTCGCCTCGCCGAAGAGGGCTAGGCGTGTACCGGAGCGTGTAGTGAACTCGAAGGCTTGCATCTACTTGCCTTTCGCTAGGGCGCTGAAAGCTTCGCGAGCCGTCTTCGCGTCGGTGTTGTTTTTCGCTTTGCCCGTGACGATTCGTTTCGCCGCCTCGACGACGCAGTCCCAGCGCAAAAGATCCGCCTCGTGGATGTCAACGGGTGACGCGACTCCAAACCACAGCTCGGGACGGGTGGCGACGGCCAAGACTTTGAGCACAAGGCCAGGCCGTCCTAAAAATGCTTAGTCGCAGCCCCGACGATTTCATCCCGGCTGCCGGTCGGAATCAAACCGGCCAGCTCAGGGTAATGGTCGACGATCATAAGGTTGTATTCGAGCTGAAGGAACTCGACTTGCTTGACGATGAGACATTGACGCAGCCTCGTCGCCGTCGCGAAGGGCTTTTTTACGTCCTCCTCGTCTCGTAGCACCTTGGCCAGCCATCGCCAAACAACCTCCTCCTCGACATCCTCAGCGCCGAGCTTGGGTCGTAAGCGCTTGCCGTCCTCGTCAGCGAAGACGAAAGCAACGGCCTCAGAGCGAACGGTACGTTGTTCATCTGCTGTGATGGGGATGAGTCGGGCCGACGCAAGCGCCGAGACGAGGACGCCTTCGACTTGAGCTTGCACGGTGAATTTGACGAGACGCCCGCTGAGCGGCGTATTGCCAACGAGGGTGAGAATGTTTCCGAGGTCCATGCCTGCAAGGGTAGGCTGGGGACGGCGATGCGGTAGCGACGCGATAGCTACGAACAGCGGTGGTTCGCGTCGAGGTAGCGGCGAGGACTAGACTTCGATCAGCTCGGGCGAGACGCCTTGGAGCGTGATAGTCGCGTCGTCAGTGCTAGAGGCGAAGGCCGCTGACGACAAGCCGCAGTCGAGCAGCTTGTATCGTTGCTCGCCGATGACGAAGGTCAGCGAGAAGCCCTCAGCCAGGGGTCCGCCGATGATGTCGAGGATTTCCTGACGCTGCGCCCTCGTCGACGTGGTGATGTTCCACGCGAAGTCTGCGACGCCGCTGACACGCTCGGCGCGTCTGCTCATGTACTTGACGATTTTCTGCGGCTTCTGCGGCGTCACCGACACCGAGGTCACGTTGCCGATATAGACATCGTTGGCCCAGAGGGGAATTTGTCCTACAAGCTCAGCCATAGTAAGTGCTCCAAAGGCCGACGACCCAGCGTCGGCCCGAAAGGGTTATTGCTGGACCAGCGCGACGGCAATTTGATCGATGTCGCTGACGACGCGCAGTGGGGCAGCCAGGTCAATTTGATTCGGGCCGACCTTCACACCTGCGAGGACGGCAGCCTTGAGGCTGTCGATGTCGTCGTACACGTCCTCATCGTCGATACGCTTCAAGACCTCGACGAGAGCCGAGCGCACGCCTTCAAGCGTGACGACGCGGGAAGTGCGGGCGGTGCCGTAGCGCTTCAGGCTCTTGTTACCGAACCGCGACGAGAGGAACACCCGAATCGACTGCCGGATATAGTCGGTACTTATGCGCCAAGACCACTTCTCGGCCATCTCGTCGGCTGCGCCTTGCGCCGCGTAGGTGCTGTTGCTCCGCAACACTGCGTTGCTGCCCGACGAGTCGACGACGATCGGAGCCAGCTTGTAGGCGCCAATCAGCGTGTTGCACTCGGTTCGCGTCGAGCGGTCGGGCTTGCTGGGTACACCGAGCGGCGTTACTTCGTTGGTGCGCAGCTTCACACCGTTGAAGTTCTGCGCAGGGAAGGAGGTCGCAGCGACTTCAGTGGCCACGCGGGCGGCAAGCTCCCAAGATGCCTGGGGGCTTCCGGCCTGATGCAGCACAACGTACCGGCTCGTCGCGGTCATCTTTGGCGACGTAGCGTCGGGCAGGTTTGCGGTGCTGGCGTCGGTCGCCGAGTTACACTGAGCCAAAAACACCATCTGGCCTTTTTCGTAGGTTCCCGCAGCCTCGGTGGCCTCGACGTGGGCGACGACGGCAGACAGGTTGCTAGTGTCATCGAAGCTGACACCCCATGCCTTGAAGGCTGTCTCGTCGCTAGACAGGCGAGTCAGCGCCGTGGTGATCGCCGCTGTCCCGGTGCCCGGCGTGTCGCAGGCAACGGTGAGCGTCTGCCCGGTGACGCCTGACAGTGAGGCAGAGACGGGACGGTAGGGGCGAGAGTTGCGGTAGTAGAGCACGATGCTGCCGTCGGCGGTGCCGGGGACAGCGCTATCGCACTGGAAAGCATCGGCGCGGATTGCAGTCGAAAGGCCAGCCGCCGACGCGATGGCGGTGTCAGCGTTGGTGATGCTGTAGCTGACGAGGCCGACGCCGAGCTTGAGCGAGCACGTTCCCGAGGCGGTAGCAGCCGAGGCAAAGGTCAGAGTCCCTGGCGACGCGGCGCAGAGAGAGGCTTCCTGATTTTCAAAATCGATCTGCACAGCCCCCGGATCGAAAGCACCCTTCACCCGCTCGACGACGGTGACAGTGTCGGTTGACACCGACGAAGTGACAGGAAAGTTTGCCACAGCGTTGATCGCAGTGTTGAGCTTGGCGGCAATCGCTGCCCAAGTGTCGCCGACGCTGACGCCGACTTTGACCGACGACCGACCACGGTAGCTAAACGTCAGGGTGTCGGCAGCGCTGGCGGTGGTGGCCGAGCTGACAACGCCGCTAACAGGCTTGCCGAGGATCTTGACCTTGCAGCTACGCACGCTGCCCGACGACGGCTCGGCGAGTGGGACGATCCAAAACTCTGCCCCGATTCCCTGCGGGAGCTGCGAGACAGCAGCCGCGAACATGTGGGCGAGTGGCGACCAAGATTTGCAAAGCGCATCGACTTGCGCTTGCGAGATGACCTGTCGTGCCGTGTAGAGGTCAGCCGGGGAGCCCGCACCGACGTAGTGCCACAAAAGCACCTTGTTATTCGGCGACGCCGTCAGGCCAGCGCCGTTGAGATTGACCTGGGTACTGATACCAGGGAGTTTTTGCCCCGCCGGAAGCGAGACGAGCGGAAAGGTTGCCATGCAGTTGCACCTCGATGAGATGGGTCTTCTACTGGCTAGGGTAGGGATTGAGACGGTACAGCTACGGCACGGTGAATAGTGCGCCCATGTCGACGGAGCGTGAGCAAACGAAGTCATCGCGCACAACGCCCGTCGCGTCGGTGACGGTACGTCCGATGCGTAGTCGTCCGGTTGCCGCAGCGGGCGGTGTCTCATCGTGGGCGACTACGGTGAAGTACAGCGCCCCCGTCGCGTCAGCGTCTCGCCAGATGTCCGAATCGGCGGCGAGTGTGACGCTTGCTGATGGCGACGCGACAGCGACGCCGCCAACGGTGACAAGGTCCGTTGCTGGCCCAAAGCTGCGAACGAAGCCGGGGCCAGTAGTGCACGCGAAACCTTTAGCGACGAAGTTGAGAGGGTCGAACGGTACGTCGTCGTAGATGGTTGCCTGTGCCGACTGCGTCAGCTTCGGCTGCACGTCCACCCGCAGATCCTCTAGGTCTTCGTCGGGAATGCCGACGCTGACCTTGACGCGAAAGACGAGCGTTCCGCAGATGATCCGCTCGTCAAGGTCTTCCTCGACGATGTCGAAGTCTCCTACTTCCACGTACTCAATCCCGTCGACGTAGGTGTCAAGACCGGCGAGAAAGTAGCGCAAGTCGCCGATCATGTCGGTCAGCGACGGATCGTCGGCGGCGAAGGGTGACTGAAGCAACGCCCACGGGAACAGCTTCGGCAGCCGCAGGTTCTTGCTCGTCACAAACAGTGTGTAGGACAGGTAGTTCCAGTAGTAGCGCCCCGGCCTCGCTGCCGCCTTGTCGCGGCTAAGCTGGTCGCCGGTAAACCCCATCTGAATCGCGGGGGCTTGCGCGATCGTCTGCTCGGTAAGCGTCTCGATCGTCGTCTGACCCTCGTGGACGAGCACGGCCTTTGCCCACCCGGTCTGCTTTGCAGCCAACATCGCGTTGATGTTGGGGCCGTAAGTCATCGCCGACGTGACGCGGTGCCAGCGACCTTGTGTTACGCCCGTAACCTGTATCACGTCAACGCCGTCATGTGCTACCGTCGAGGCTAGCACCCACTCAAAGCAGCAGCCTTCCCCCGTCACATAGACAAGCCCGCCGTCAGCCCTTGCCGTCAGCGTCGCGGGCAGGGCAAGTGTAGCCAGATTCGCGACGGGGGTGTATCGCTTTAGGAAGGCGAGCCGCAGCGCCCGCGCTATCGTCGCCGTGACGACGCCGAGGTGATTTTTCATCGTCAGAGAGGGCATTACTTGGCCTTTCCAAACATCGCGTCGAGGACGATTTGCTTCACCTCGTCGAGATCATCGCTGCTGACAAAGAGGTATTGACGCTTCGGCACCTTCGCGCCGTGACCCGCCGTCCCACCGTCGTTATGTACGGCTGACCACGGCACCTTGTTTTCGAGGGTGACACCCCGCTTGCCGACAACCTTCGCGACGAAAGCCCCGATCAGCTTGCCGAGTGGGGTAGCTACGTCAGACTTACGCTTCTCGACGACGCCGCGCTTCTTGCGCCGCGCAATCCTCGCGATGATCGCCTTGTACTTCTTCGTCGCTGCCGCCCTGGCGTCGTCGATAGATCCACCCTTTTTCTTCAGGTTGCTGAAGATTTTCCGCCGGACGCCAGCCTTGACAGTGCCGCGCTTTGTCGTCGAGGACATCGTCGTCGCCGCGTACTTTTTTTGCGTGCTAGGCGCGAGAGGCGCAAAGCCTTCGCCTGCCTCCATTCGCTGCTTGGCCTTGGCTTTCAAAAAGCCTGCGACCCGTCGGAGCACGTCCTTCGGGTCTTTCGCTCGGGCTACTAGCTCACCGAGCGGCTTGCGCTCCTCGATGAAGCGAAACCGCAACACTACCGTCCCCCGAGGATGCCGCCGCTATATCGCATCGTCGCCGTCGAGACTTTGACACCGCCTTGCGACATGTCCACGCCACCGCGACCAGCGAAGCGAGCGGGAGGCGTAGGCGTTCCGGTCCCCGCTTTGCCTTGGCCGATTTTTTCCAGCTCGTCTACACAGTCTTCCTTGAGCTTGCGAATGCCGTCGGGGATAGCTTGACCGCCTGTCGCGTATTGCCAGACATAGTAAACAGCGAGCGACGCAGCGAGACGAATCACTTTTTGCGGGAAGCTCGATGCTCCCCAAACGACCATGCGTTCGCCAACGTAGCTTTCAACATCGGCGCTGGCGTCTTGTCGCGCCTTCAGAAGAGTCGTCGTGTCGTATACGCCGGTCTTGTTCGGGTCTAGCGCCTGATTGAGCTGATCTTGACCGCCGAAACGGTCAATCACGTCTTGGTCGGTACAAACGAGAATTGCTGCCATGTCTTATAGGGTAGGCAGCGACGAGAATGCGACGGGACGTTGTGATGGAGGGGAGGAATCGGGGCAGCCGTCAGGGCTCAGTGAGCGCTAGCGGCTGCCTCGATTACGGCTCGACGAACTTGTAGCCGAGTTGTGGGTAAAGGTAGCCCATTCCGTGGAAGCCGCGAACGCCGTAGTTGATCACATTGCGGGTCGTGCGGCTGTGAGCGTTGGGATCGCCCATGCCCTCGACGAAGGTCTGCCACGGCTCGACAATGCTCAGACAGAACGGTCGGTGCTTGTCCGACACGATCTTGAACATGTACCAGCCCTTGCCCGAGTCCTTCGCAGCCAGGGTCGGCAGGAACAGCACGTCGGCAGGGCCAGAGACGATCGGCATCTCGTTGCTCTGCGTGGCGGTGCCAGCCGCAGATCCCACAAGCGCCGCGTTCAACTCGGTGCGTGCTTTCAGCTCTTGATCCTTCGTCGACACGACGATGACGATCCGTCCAGGCATCGACATCGGGAGGCCGTTGAAACCCGGCACCGTCGCGAGAGCCTGAAGACCAGCGACGATGTTGGTCCGATTCAGCGCCGCACTGGGGTTGTAGTTATCAAAAGTTGCCAGTCCGTTACGATTCGGGTTGGCCTGATGACTGCCGCTGCCCGCCGCGTAGGTGAAGAACGGCTTGTCGTCGTACGGCGTGGTCGCCGTATGGCCATCGGCGAGCATGTCGGCGAGCAGCGCGTCGTACTCAAGCTGCGCCGACGCGACGATCATCGGCAGGTTCTCTTGGAACAGGCCGTAGAGGTCGGTGAGCTGCGTACCACGGGCGATCACTTCACCGTCGGGAGCCCACTCATCGTGAGTCACGCTAAACACGACCGACTCGGGCTTGGTCGACGGCAGGTTCTCGTACGGCGAGCGCTTCGTCGCGCGATTGCCCCACGTCGCGAGTGGGAATTTAACTTCCATACCCGCGACGGCGCTGCCCTGTCGCCGCATCCAAGCGAGGGCGTTCACGATCGTCGAGGGCGAGACGGGTCGCTGGTTGAGGGACGTGTCAATCTCGGTGCGAAGTGCCGAGATGTCTTGAAAGCTTAGGTAGCCGGAATCCATAGTCGGTTGCCTTTCTTGCTAGAGGGTTGGACTACGGAATCCAGACCCGGAAACGGTTTCCGCCGAGGACTTCGAGCAAGGTGATTTCAAAGTCGCCAGCGGCGATGGTGGCCTTGCAGGTGCCGTTGTCACTCAGCGCGATTTTCTCGCCAAGCAGCGTCGCCGTCGGTGCGTCACCGCCTTTGCCGACGAGGATCGCGGCGCAATTGCGGGTGAACAGCATGCGCTTGCTCAGCGCCGAGGCGGTGCTGTTGGCATAGCGAGCGGTCGCGACGCCGAGGCAGCCGATGCTGCCCGCAGCGTAGGTGGTGTCGACGAAGTTGACTGCGCGGCCCGACGAGTCGGTCATCGCAATCGCGCCCATCGGGATGGTGGTGGACGCAGCCAGCGTCGGGCAGACGATCTGCTGGATCGCGCTGTCGTAGAGGGGCTGCTGGAGGTCTACAGTGGTGGCCATGGTTCAAATCTCCGAGAGAGGGTTACTGTTTCGACTTGATCGCAGCGTCGGCGCGATCGAGAATTGACTTTGCGGTGGTCTTGGCACTGTTCGCCTGGGGTGCGGCGGGCAGCACAGGGGCACCGAGCGCGGCAGAGCGGGTCTGTGCGCGATTCAGCGTCGACGCAGCGGCGGCGGCGCGGACAGCGGCGGCGATGCTTGCCGGGGCGGTGCGCTTCTCGATCTCGTCCATGCGGGCCGAGAGCTTCTTCACCTCGGCGAGCACGTCACCGTCACGCTTGGCGCGTTCCTCGTCGTCGGCTTCCTTCGCGGCAGCCTCAGCGCCTTCGCTGGCCTTGCTCTGCTCAGGCAGTGACTTGATTACCTCGTCGAGAAGGGCCTTGTCCTCATCAGTTTTGGCTAGGTACTGAGCCAGCGCGATCAGGACGTCGCCAGCGCCAGCGGACTCGTCGAGTCCGAGCTTTTTCAGGGTTTCAGGGTTCATGCGGGTTTTTGCCTCGATAAACGAACGAAGCGCGAGCGCTTCGGGATTGGAGCCGACGATGACAAGGCTGATCTCAATCAGCTCCGCCTCGTCGATGACGATAGCGTCGCCCTCGGGATGCTGACGGATCGGGTTAAAGCTGATTGAGCAGGCGTTGATTCGCTTCTCGACGACGGCACGGAAGCAGCGATCGGCGAGGCCATGCGTACCGAAGACCACGGCGAAAAGAAGCCGGTCGCCCTCGACGCGCAGATCACACACCGTCCCGATCACGTCGTCGGGGTCAGCGCTGCGGGCCTCGGTGTCGTTGGTTCTGTGCATCCAACAAAAAATCGGATTGGCCAAAAAGCGCTCTAGCCGCAGCCCCGACGCCGGGACGATTGTCCCGTGAGCATCGAGAGCGGGTAGGACGGCGAAGCTCGCTCGTCGCGATGCAACGTCAATGCCGCCGATGTTGCCGATTTGTGTAGCCATCTGGTTTTCAGGGTAGGGGCGAGACGCCGTCGCCGAACCGAATCCAATCGGCGGGGTGTGCTTTGGGTGACAGCGACACAGCAGCCCCGGTGATTTCACACGCGACCGGCTGCGGCATCTTTGACGCGATATCAACAGCCCGGAACGTGTGGTCCTCGGAGGTGTCGAAGCGGTAGGCCAGGGTGCAGTGTGCAACGTAGCCGCGCTGGTCTAGCTCGCCGTACTTTGCAAGCACCGTCGACACGGCGTCGTTTAGGTCGTCAACACCGTCGACGGCCATACACCACGCTTCGCCCGGCTGATCGTCGTCGCCGACTACGTCAAAGATGATCGGCTTGGTCAGCTTGACGACGGTGGTGCGGGATAGCAGCGGCTCTAGCTCTGCGCACAGGACGGCGACGTTGTCGGGGGATATCTCGACAGTAGCGACGGTGACGTGTAGGTCGTCCGGCTGCTCAAATCCTGGGATCGCGATCTGCTTCGCCACGTCTAACGGCAGCGGCAACAGGACGGCGACGCTGATGCGCTCGTCTTCGACGGGGACGGGGGTGTATGCGCGGGTCTGCATAGCTTGGGTGGGCGGTTCCTCCGTCGCAAGCGTCGGGTTAGCCGCCGGTCGGATGCCGGTTTCCTCGCGAAGCTGGTCAGGATCGATCTCGATGCCTGCCCCTTTCACGTCGAGGAACATTTTCAAGCGCTCGGGCTGCGACAGCTTCGGGTTGACCTCGACGACGATGCGGGGGGAACAAGCGCGAACGTCAGCCGGGGTGCAGCCGCCGACGATGTAGGTACTAAAGGCGCGGGCGAAAGCTTCCGCGTTCTTGTCGACGATGAATCGAACAAGCTGTGTCCGCAGCGTCTCGGACATCATCGCCGCGTCCATGCGCTGAGTCGCAAGCTGCTGATCGCTGTGCGTCGAACTTGCGTTATACGATCCCTGACCCCCCAGCTCCTGAGTTAGGGTATTGCTAACCACCAACTTTGACTTTTGAGAGTTTAAGTACCCCAAGATCGCTTGGTGTAGGTCGTACATTCCCGCCGGGACGGGGGTCGTCTTGACTTCACCCCACGCCCCTCGCAGGATGCGCCCGACGCCGTTGCCGAGGTCCGCCAGCGTGTCCTCGGCTTCGGTGATGTCTTCGGGGAGCAAGTCCGCGCCGCTTTCCTCGTCGAAGGAAAAATACGGCGTACTGATTCCATATGTACTGAGAATGACTGACCATTTACCTACGGTCATGCCGGTAAGCTGTGTCAGGTAGTGCGCCGCATACTGGTAGCCACGGCTGCGCGTCGGGCCGTCGCCAAAGCCTTTGTGGACCACGAACTTTCGCAACGGGCGACCGTCGAGGGCGCGTTGCAGGTCAATCGTGCCCGCCGTCCCCATGCGCAGATACGGACGATCTGAGACGATGTCGAAAACCGCGTTGCGGTTGCTGACCGGCTCCATCGACGCGACGCACTTGGCGTCAATCGTCACCGCCGTCCGGCTGTCGATGGCGACCCGAATGCGTCGGGGTCGGTAGACAATCTCGCTGATCGCAAAGCCGCTCGCATTCGCGTAGCCCAGCTCGCCGAGCGTCGACGCAAAACCATCAATGTCGTCGATGATGGCGCGAACAGCAGTCGCGACGAGTACGGCGAGCTGCGTGCTGTTGCACGGCTTCACCCTCACCGGGGCATCAAACACGGCGGTGCGACGGATGCGATCCACCGACTGCAAGTGCTCGTCGTACCGCAGACATCGCCGGGTCAGATCGTCGAGGGTGTCGCACCATCCGGTACGGTTGGCCTTTGCATGGACGCTGCCGATATACATCGGCGTCAGCGGAGGAAGCGGCTCGGTCCCGATCGGGGTCCAGCCCGCCGCCGATGTGACGCGGGTGTATTCGGCCATCTGTGACGACACAAGCGACTGCTGCCGCTCGTCAATGATGATATGTCCGTGATACGCCGCCCGCAGTGCGGGGTTTCCGGCCTCTTCCATATCCTGGGGCGGGATCGGCGCTGACCGCTGTTGCTCGCCTCGCTGCCGCGCCGACTGGAAAGCCTGCCACGCGGCCCGCTGTGCAGTCTGCTGTCGCCGCGTCGATGGCAGTGCTTGCTTAACCTTACCGAGGATGCCGTCGAGCGCCCGTTGCAGATTACTGTTCATGCCCGTAAGGGTAGGGACGACAGCGACGTGACAGCGACGCGACCGGCGCGGTAGTGACTAGCTCCGCCCCATCCAACCCACCGACGGCGGGTGCCTAGCCCCGCCACCCATCTCACGCAGCGATTGCCGAGGCTGCGTCGTCCCTGCCTTGGCCTTCGTCTCTGCCGTCTGTAGCTCCGTCAGCACTGCCCAAGCAACGTAGGTCGCTGTGTCGGTGAGGTGCGAGTGGTCGCCGACGGGGATGATGCCAAAGCGCCCGCGCCCGGACTTGCACTTCGCAAAGCTCTCGCCCATCGTCAGCGCCTCCGGGTCGACGACAATCGCGGGGTAGCCGTTGGCTCGCCGCTTCGTCAATAACCCGACGACGCGACCGACGGCTGCTTCCTTCGGGCGCGGGTTGCAGCTATACATCCCCGAGGTGCCCTTTTTACGTTGCGCCCCGACGATGACGTAGCGTCTGTCTCGGAAAAAGCGGAATGAGACAGGGCCTCTGCCGTGGTCGCCTTTCTGCCATTGCCCAGACGCATCGCCAATTATCAAGCTGTTCTCCGGCGAAAAGCCGTCGCCCGCGATCTCATCGATCAGACCCTCCTCGTCAGTGGCCTCGACGAAGTATGATTTGACACACCACAGATGCCACTCACCCGGCAGCTTGCCGACGACTTTCCAAACCGAGGCGACCATAGCGGGCCTGCCCTGGAAGTCGCAGCCGATGATGTAATCCCGCTCGACGCCCGCGATCTTGCGCGTGACCTCGCGTGTCAAGTCCGGCAGCCCTACTTGCGGCATCGGCTTGACGTGCTCCAGCTCGTCCCACGGCGGCGCGTAGGCGTAGTTGCCAGCCTCTAGCAGCGCCCCCTCGTCGGCGTCGTCGGGATCTAGTCGTCTCAAGGTGTCGAGAACGCGCTGCCGCTTGTTCTGGTCAATCGCGTCATTCAGCTTCGGGTCGAGTTCAAAAAACGGGAAGCTGGCATCGGGGCCGAGTTTCTTCTGCTCCTTGGACAAAAGCGCGATCCAATTGGCCTTGCTTCGTCGAGGACGATTTGACGCTCCAATCCAGAAGCCTGATTTATCAGCCTGCGCGTTGACGATATTGGCGAAGGCGAGATGAGTCTGCTTGCCTGCTTCATTCTGTAGGGCAATGTCGCACCTTCCGACTCTCAAAGCCTCCGGGTCCTCCGCCGTCTTGTGCATGATCTGGGCTCCGTTTAGCAAGGTGTAGGTATGCGCGGGCGACGAAACACCAGCCATCTCGCGGTAAACAGCCCAGCCCGGCTGAAGCAGCGCCCGAAGCTCGCGGTCAAGCTCCTCCCGAGCTGGGTGGTTACACGAGACAAGCCATGCGATCAGCGGCGTCCCGTCGACTCGTCCGACATCGACGGCGGCGAAAAGACAGCCGAGTAGACCGACGACAGTTTTGCCCGACCTTCTTCCTCCGAAGGCGATCAGGCCGTCGATAGTGGGCTCCTTCCGTCGCCACTTCGCCAACCACGCCGCAAACGTCCGAAAGGCTGGGACTTGGGACTCTCGCAAGTCGAAGACAACGGGACGTTGTGGGGGTAGTCGCTTGCCGTCGCTGCCGTTGCTCCACTGGTTATAAAGCGCATCCCACACACCGCCGCCCGTCGCGATGTCGTCGACGACGAGAACGCCGAGGCGCTTGCCGTCGCGGAAAATCTCAGTCCCCGTCTCATATTTGCGGGCAGCCTGGATCGGTCGCGTCGAAATCGGCACCTTGTCGTCGCAGCTAGCCGCAGGTATGGCCCACGCCTGTCCGTCCGACGATACGCAAGGCCCCGGCGCGGGACGTTTGCCATCATCGGCGACGATGGTGAGACGACGGACACGCATGCCCATGTCTACATACCTCCCCACCGACGCCGCCGCCTTGATGTCGCGGCGGAGGTCGGCCAATAGCTTCGACGCCATGGTGAGACCTTGGCCTCTCGTCGGCGACGCTCGACTAACTCTTTGAGT